GTTTCCGGTGCCGGAAATGGTCTGGGAGCAGTATCACCTCGATCAGGAAATCAACGACAGAGGCGTCGCCCTTGATATGGAGCTGGTGCATCAAGCCATTGCTATGGACACCCGCTCCCGTGCGGACCTCACTGCTGCCATGAAGAAGCTGACCGCTTTGGACAATCCCAACTCCGTGCAGCAGATGAAACAGTGGCTTTCGGACAACGGTCTGGAGGTGGATTCTCTCGGCAAGAAGGAAGTCGCTGAAATGCTCAAGACCGCTCCGGCAGAGCTGCAGAAGGTTCTCCTTCTCCGGCAGCAGCTGGCCAAATCGTCCGTCAAGAAGTATCAGGCGATGGAAAAGGCAGTCTGCGCCGATGGTCGTGCTCGTGGAATGTTTCAGTTCTACGGTGCCAACAGGACCGGTCGTTGGGCTGGACGCATTATACAGATGCAGAACCTGCCCCAGAACCATCTTCCGGATCTGGCAGAGGCTCGTGGGCTTGTCCGCTGCGGCGACTTTGAAGGCGTGGAACTTCTCTACGAAGATGTGCCGGATACGCTCTCCCAACTGATCCGCACCGCCTTTGTGCCGAAGCCGGGATACAAGTTCATCGTTTCTGACTTTTCGGCAATCGAGGCCAGAGTGCTTGCGTGGTTCGCCGGTGAAATCTGGCGTCAGGAGGTCTTTGAAAAAGGCGGCGATATCTACTGCGCCTCCGCATCGCAGATGTTCAAGGTCCCCGTTGAGAAGCACGGCGTGAACGGCCACTTGCGGCAAAAGGGCAAAATTGCTGAACTCGCTCTCGGCTATGGCGGTTCCGTCGGAGCCCTCAAAGCGATGGGAGCCTTGGAGATGGGCCTTTCGGAAGACGAGCTGCAACCGCTGGTCACCGCATGGCGAAACTCGAACCAGAACATCGTGAAGTTCTGGTGGGATATTGACCGTGCTGCCATGAATGCCGTGAAGTACCACATGGACGGCGAGGTCTGCGGAGTCAAGTTCTGCTACCAGAGCGGGATGCTCTTCATTACGCTCCCGTCCGGCAGACGCCTCTCCTATGTAAAGCCCAAGCTCGGCACTAACCAGTTCGGCGGCGAGTGCATCACCTACGAGGGCATCGGCGGCACGAAGAAATGGGAGCGGCTGGAGACCTACGGGCCGAAGCTCGTGGAGAACATCGTCCAAGCCACCTCCCGTGACATTCTCTGCTACGCCATGCGGACCCTGTCGCACTGCTTCATCACCATGCACATTCATGACGAGCTGGTCATCGAAGCCAGCCCCGGCGTCGACCTGAAGGTTCTCTGTGAGCAGATGGGCCAGACCCCGCCGTGGGCAAACGGGCTCAAGCTCCGTGCCGATGGCTACGAGACCATGTTTTATAAGAAAGACTAACAAAATGGAGGTACCCATTATGGCTGAATATAAAAACGCAGAGGGCTATGCCGATCCCACAGCATTCGGAGCTTTCTGTGCCATTGAAAAAGAAGAAAAAGCTCTCCGGGCATTCAGGCCCATCGTGTATATCTGCAGCCCGTATGCCGGAGACATTGAAAACAACACCGCTGCCGCCAGACGCTACAGCCGTTTTGCGGTGGAGGCCGGATACATTCCCATCGCACCGCACCTGCTGTTCACGCAGTTCCTTGACGACAGCAATCCCAAGGAGCGTGAGCTGGGGCTGTTCTTCGGGAATGCCATTCTGAGTAAATGTGCCGAAATGTGGGTCTTCGGTGACCGGATCTCCGAGGGCATGGAGGCCGAGATCAAGAGAGCAACTTGGAAAGGACACCGAATCCGCTACTTCAGCGAGACCTGCGAGGAGGTAACACAATGAAATTCACTTTGTACCATGCCGACTGTCTGGAGATTCCCGGTAACTGCACCTACCCGCATAAGGTCGAGGTCACCGGCAAGGACGCTCTGCTTCAGGCAGTCACCAACGATTATGTATGCGCCGAGTATCAGGGCAACTACCGCAGCAACGAGAACTTCATCGGCTCCGACTGTTTACCGGTAGATTGCGATAACGACCACAGCGACGATCCGGAAGAATGGGTCTATCCCTCCGACGTCGCTAACGCTTTTCCCGGCGTGGCATTTGCGGTCCATTACAGCCGCAATCACATGAAGCAAAAGGGCGATAAAGCACCGAGGCCGAAGTTCCACGTCTTCTTCGCCATCGACCGGATCACCGATCCCGGCCAGTACAGCGAGATGAAGAAACTGGTCAACAGCATCTTTCCGTACTTCGACACCAAGGCCCTCGATGCCGCTCGGTTCTTCTTCGGGACCCAGAAGCCGGAGGTCGAGATCTTTGATGGCCCGATGACGCTGACCACCTTCCTTGCCGACGACGATTTCGACGCCAACATGGACTCCGGCAGCTACGGTGACATCGTCATTCCCGAAGGCAGCCGCAACGCCACCATGTCCCATTATGCCGGACGCATCCTGAAACGCTTCGGCAATACCGATGAGGCGCATAAGCACTTTGCGGAAGTGGCCGCTTGCTGTCAGCCGCCTTTGGAGCAGTCGGAGCTCGACAGCATCTGGCGCAGCGCACAGCGGTTCTATGAAAAGGTCTCTGCACAGGAAGGATACATCCCTCCGGAACAATACAATCAGGACCTGCAGTTCAAGCCCACCGACTATTCCGATGTCGGACAGGCCACGGTTCTGGCACGGGAATATGAAAACAAGCTCCGCTATTCGCCCTCGACCGACTACCTTGTTTACAACGGTCGGTTCTGGGAGGAGTCCAAGCCCAAGGCACAGGCTGTGGCGCAGGAACTCACCAGCCGCCAGCTTGAGGAGGCCGAAACCGAAATCAAGAAGGCCACCGATGAGATGATGAAGAACGGAGCATGGGAGCTGCTGGCCTCGATGGGTCCGAAGAAAGCGGCTATGGCTTTCAGCTCAGAACAGGCTCGTTCCTTCCAGAAGTACCAGAACGCCACGACCTACCGAAACTATGCCATCAAGCGCAGGGACTCCAAATACATCTCTGCTGCCTTAAAGGAAGCGCATCCGATGGTGGAGATCGACCAGCGGCAGCTTGACGCAGACGAATTTCTGCTCAATACCCCGTCAGCGACCTATGACCTTCGCATCGGTCCCGCCTCGGCTCACGATCATACCCCTACGGACTACATCACGAAACAGACGAGCGTGGACCCGTCCGACGAGGGCATTGAACTCTGGCAGGACGCTCTTGAGACCTTCTTCTGCGGCGACAGCGAACTCATCGATTATGTTCAGGAGGTCGCTGGTCTGTCCGCTATCGGAAAAGTCTACGAAGAAGCCCTGATCATCGCTTATGGCGAGGGCCGCAACGGAAAATCTACCTTCTGGAATACGCTGGCCCGTGTGCTGGGTACCTACAGTGGGAATCTGTCCGCAGACACCCTGACGGTCGGATGCAAGCGGAACGTGAAGCCGGAGCTGGCCGAGGCCAAGGGCAAGCGGCTCATTATCGCAGCCGAGCTGGAGGAAGGTATGCGCCTTTCCACTGCCAACGTCAAGCAGCTCAGTTCCACGGACGAGATCTATGCGGAGAAAAAGTACAAGGACCCGTTCAGTTTCGTGCCGAGCCACACCCTCGTGCTTTACACGAACCACCTGCCGAAGGTCGGTGCGCTTGATGCCGGAACGTGGCGCAGGTTGATCGTGATCCCGTTCAACGCAAAGATCGAAGGCTCGTCGGACATCAAAAACTATGCCGATTACCTCTATGCGAAGGCCGGTGGTGCCATTCTCAAATGGATCATGGCCGGTGCCAAGCGTGTGATTGAGCGGGACTACCACGTTGTCAAACCGGCTGTGGTTGAGGAAGCCACCCGTAAGTACAGGGAGAATAACGACTGGCTCTCACAGTTCTTTGATGAATGCTGCGTAATTGACTCGGACGGAAAAACCAAATCCGGTGAGTTCTACACCGCATACCGCAGCTACTGTATGCAGGTGGGCGACTATATTCGCAGCACGACCGATTTTTACGTAGCCTTGGAAGCGGCTGGTTTCGTACGGCGCAAAACCAGTGCCGGAATCATGATTCTCGGCTTGCAGCTCAAGTCTGATTTCATGGAGTAACGGCAAAAGTGCAGGTCGTGAAGGTCAATTCTAAGAGTTTTCTTATAGCACTGAAAAAACAACATATAAGAAAAGTTACCGATATGACCTTCACGACCTGCACTCCACCCACTTTAATCCCCTGATGGAGGAACATTATGCGAGAGAAAACCATAGAACAACACTTAGTCAAGGCCGTGAAAAACAGCGGTGGCATCGCACCGAAACTGGTGAGTCCCGGATTTGACGGGATGCCGGATAGACTGGTGCTGCTGCCCGGAGGCAAGATCGGCTTCGTGGAGGTCAAGGCACCGGGCAAGGAACCGAGACCTTTGCAGGTAGCCAGACACGGACTACTGCCCAAAGGTATGCCATCAACTACATCGAGGACCATCCCTTCGCTGCCGTGCTGCTTGACATGGGTCTCGGCAAGACGAGCATCACCCTGACCGCCATTGCAGACCTGCTGTTCGACAGCTTCGAGGTTCACAAGGTGCTGGTCATCGCTCCGCTTCGTGTGGCCCGTGATACTTGGAGCGCAGAACTTCAGAAGTGGGACCAGCTCCACCACCTGACCTATTCGGTGGCGGTCGGAAGCGAGGCCGAGCGAAAAGCGGCCCTGACGAAGAAAGCCGACATCTACATCATCAACCGTGAGAACGTCCAGTGGCTCATCGAGAAAAGCAAGCTCCCGTTTGATTACGACATGGTCGTGGTGGATGAGCTTTCTTCCTTCAAGAACCACCAGTCGAAACGCTTCAAGGCTCTGATGCAGGTGCGGCCCAGAATCAAGCGAGTCGTTGGTCTCACCGGCACTCCGGCCAGCAATGGTCTGATGGATCTGTGGGCAGAATTCAAGGTCATTGACATGGGAAAACGCCTCGGTCGGTTCATCACCTATTATCGGCAGGAGTATTTCGTGCCGGACGCCATGAACGGCCAGATCGTTTACAGCTATCGTCCGAAGCCCGGTGCCGAGCAAGCCATATACCGAAAAATCTCAGACATCACCATTTCGATGAAATCCACGGACCACCTGAAAATGCCGGAGCTCATATCCAGCGAATACAAGGTCTATCTCAGCCCCGACGAGCAGGATACCTACGATGAGATGAAAAAGCAGTTCATTCTGGACCTGCCCGAAGGCGAAATATCCGCTGCCAATGCCGCAGCCCTCTCCGGCAAGCTCTCCCAGATGGCCAATGGTGCCATTTACGATGATGCCGGAAATACGGTCCCGATTCATGAGCAGAAACTGGACGCTCTGGAGGACATTATCGAGTCTGCAAACGGCAAGCCCCTTCTGGTGGCCTATTGGTACCAGCACGATCTGGAGAGGATCATAAAACGGCTGCATGAGCGGCATATTCCGTTCTCCAAGCTGGACAAGGCCGACAGTATCCGCAGATGGAACAACGGCGAAATCCCGGTAGCCCTGATTCACCCAGCTTCTGCCGGACACGGCCTCAATTTGCAGACCGGCGGCAACACCATCGTCTGGTTCGGCCTCACATGGTCCTTGGAGCTCTATTCCCAGACCATAGCAAGGCTCTGGAGGCAAGGTCAGACCGAAGAAACCGTGGTCGTGCAGCATATCGTGACGGACGGCACCATCGACGAGCAAATCCTCCGGGCTCTGAAGGCCAAAGACAAAACGCAGTCGGCTCTGATCGCTGCGGTCAAGGCAAATCTAAAAATCTAACGACAATATTCGACAATCTTCGCCAATCCGAGTGATCACAAATTCGGAGGTGCGACTTTGAACCCATACGAGAATCTGGCAAACGCCATCATTCTGCAAGCGGTCAAGGATTACCGGCTGACCGACGACGAACAGCAGCTTCAGGAAATTGAGCGATTCTTCCGTTCCGGCTGGTTCGGTGTCCTGTCAAAAGTCGATCCGGAATTCCTCATTAAAGAGCTACGGAAGGAGAAGCGAAATGACCGCTAAAGAATACTTGTCACAGGCCCGGACGCTGGATATGCGGATAAAATCCAAGCTCCAGCAGATCGAGTCTTTAAATGATCTGGCCACATCCTGCACCGTCGTTTACAGCGACATGCCCAGAAACCCGAATCGTGGCGGCTCCAAAATAGAACGGGCCGTTTTGAAGATTATCGAGGTTGAGGAAAGCCTGAAACACGACGTCGAGGATCTGGTGGAATTGAAGAAGGAAATCATGGCCACAATAAGGGCCGTTTCGGATGTTGAACTGCAAACCCTGCTGGAGAAGCGGTATCTGTGCTTCCTCTCGTGGGAGAAGATTGCGGTTGAGATGCATTACAGCATCCCACTTTCCTGTGTGGCCGCCATCATGAGAGTAAATGAGAGAGATTGAGAGTCGCCTCTTATGATAGTATTATGATGGACAAAGTAAAACCTACGGAAGCCTTGTGGGAGCCCCTCTCCCGCAGGGCTTTTGTTATGCAGCGAAACGGAGCTAATCAATGGGATACAGAAAAGTCAGTGCATTGGAACAGTGCTGGTACATCATCAAATACAAGCTCCGTGAGATCTTCAGGAAACGGAGGTGATTATGTGCCAAGGAGCCCAAAGAAGCCCTGCGCTTACCCCGGCTGCCCAATGCTCACCGACAGACGCTTCTGTCCGGAGCATGAGAAGCTGGACCGGGACCGTTACAACAAGTACGAGCGTAGCCCGGACGTCAATCGCAAATACGGCAGGGCTTGGAAGCGCATCCGTGACAGGTACGCAGCGGCGCACCCTCTGTGTGAGCAGTGCCTCAAGGAAGGCCGGTTGACGCCGGTCGAGGAAGTTCATCATATTCTTCCTATTTCTCAAGGCGGCACACACGAGGCCAGCAACCTGATGAGCCTGTGCCAGTCGTGCCACACGAAGATCCATCACGAGCTCGGTGACCGGTGACCGTGGGGCGGGTCAAATCTCTACGCCTTTCCTATGCGGACAGCGGCGTGGGGTCACGAGCGCAAAAATCAGAAATCAAACGGGGTATTAACCCCCAGCCCGGAAAGTGAGGTGAAATGTGTGGCAAAAGACGGAACTATGAGAGGCGGTCAGCGTGTCGGTGCCGGAAGAAAATCCAAGGCTCTGACCGATAAAATCGCTGACGGCAGATTAAACGGTGCAATGGTTCTCCCGGAACCGGCAGAAATCGAAGGAGCGGACGTTCCTCCGGTCAAGGAATACTTGAGGGCCGCTCAGAAGAACGGCAAAGACCTGTGTGCTGAGGAAGTCTACCGGGACACTTGGAACTGGCTCAAGGCTCGTGGCTGTGAAATGTTAGTAAACAACCAGCTGATCGAGCAGTACGCCATGTCAGTCTCCCGATGGATTCAGTGCGAGGAAGCGATCTCCGAGTTCGGCTTTCTGGCCAAGCATCCCACCACCGGCAATGCCATCGCTTCACCGTATGTGGCGATGAGCCAGACCTACATGAAGCAGGTCAATCAAGTCTGGTATCAGATTTACCAGATCGTGAAAGAAAACTGTGCCGTGGAGTACGGCGGCAGAAATCCACAAGACGATTTGATGGAGCGGCTGCTCACCGCTCGGAAAGGAAACTGATATGTTTGAAAAAGTAAACCCTGCGCATCCCGACAAGATAGCCGACCGCATCGCCGGTGCTCTTGTCGACCTTGCGTATCAAAAAGAGAATAACCCGAAAATCGCCGTCGAGGTCCTGATCGGCCACGGCATCTGCCATATTATCACCGAAACCTCGGTGGCCCTCTCTCCTGATGAGGTGACGGCGGCTGTTTCCCGTATTGCCGGGAACCTGCTGGTGGACTACCGTGAGGTTTCGCAGGACGAGCATCTGGCCGACAACCAGATCGACGGTATCCATTGCGGCGACAACGGCATCTTCAAAGGCGTCCCCGTGACCGACGAGCAGAAAGAGCTCACCGCCATCGCCAAGCAGCTCTATGAAACCTATGGCAGCGACGGCAAATACATTCTGGACGGCGACCGCCTGATCCTCTGCCAGAGCAACGCCCAGACTGGTCATCTGCGAGAGGTCTTTCCGGATGCCGAGATCAATCCGCTCGGTGATTGGACCGGCGGTACGGATGTTGACTCCGGTGCCACCAACAGGAAGCTCGGCTCCGACATGGGCGACTCCGTGACCGGCGGTGGTCTGCACGGCAAGGACCTCTCCAAAGCCGACGTCAGTGTCAACATCTATGCATGGCTCAAGGCACAGGAAACCGGTGCGCCGGTCGAGCTTGTCTGCGCCATCGGTGATGATGCCTTGGACGGTATTCCATACGAGAGAATCGTGGAAACAGCGAGTACCTTCATCGACCGCATCGGCGGATTCGAGAAGTTCGCTGAGTGGGGTCTTATATGCTGATTGAGAAAAAGAAAACGGCGGAGCTGCTTCCTGCCGAATACAATCCCCGCAAGGACCTCAAGCCCGGTGACGAGGAATACGAAAAACTGAAACGCTCCATCGAGGAGTTCGGGTATGTCGAGCCGGTCATCTGGAACAAGACGACCGGTCGTGTTGTCGGTGGGCACCAGCGGCTCAAGGTTCTCATCGACCTTGGCATCACCGAGGTTGACTGCGTGGTCGTAGAAATGGACGACGCCAAGGAAAAGGCTCTCAACATCGCTCTGAACAAGATCAGCGGCGATTGGGACAAGGACAAGCTGGCACTGCTCATCTCTGACCTGCAGGGCGAGGACTTCGATGTTTCCCTTACCGGTTTTGACCCTGCCGAGATCGATGACCTTTTCAAGGCCAGCCTGAAGGACGGCATCCACGACGATGATTTTGATGTGGACGAGGAGCTGAAGAAGCCCACATTCACCAAGGCCGGTGACATCTGGACGCTCGGTCGGCATCGTCTGGTCTGCGGCGATTCCACGAAAAAGGAAACCTACGACACCCTGATGGGCGACGTCAAGGCCAACCTCGTGATCACGGACCCGCCGTACAACGTGAACTACGAAGGTTCTGCCGGGAGGATCAAGAACGACAACATGGCAAACGACGCCTTCTATCAGTTCCTGCTCGACGCCTTTACCAATATGGAAACCGTCATGACCGGCGATGCCTCCATCTATGTGTTCCATGCAGACACTGAAGGGCTGAATTTCCGCAGGGCTTTTGCCGATGCAGGTTTCTACCTCTCCGGCTGCTGCATCTGGAAAAAGCAGTCGCTGGTGCTCGGACGCTCTCCCTACCAGTGGCAGCATGAGCCGGTTCTCTACGGCTGGAAGAAAAACGGCAAGCACCAGTGGTACACGGGCCGCAAGGAAACCACCATCTGGGAGTTTGATAAGCCCAAGAAGAACGGCGATCACCCGACCATGAAGCCGATTGCACTTCTGGCGTACCCGATCATGAACTCCTCCATGAGCAATGCTGTGGTGCTGGACCCCTTCGGCGGCTCCGGCAGCACCCTGATTGCCTGTGAGCAGTCGGATCGCATCTGCTATACCGTGGAGCTGGATGAGAAGTTCTGCGACGTCATCGTAAAGCGATACATCGAACAGGTTGGCTCCTCGGAAGACGTGACGGTGCAGCGTGACGGCGTAACTTTCCGCTTCGACGAAGTAGCTAATGTAGACGAATGAGGGCCACATTTTTCCTGCGATATTTGGTACATATATTTCGCTGAAATAGCTTGCTATTCTGTGGCTTTAGAGTGATATATACAGTACCAAAAAACAAGGAGGTAACCCCATGAAAGAACTACACTACAACGTCACCGGACAGGACCGCAAAGAGCTGGTCGGCATCATTTCCAAAGTGGTCGGCATGAAGGCCGTCTACAAGTTCATGCCAACCTGCGCCTTCGTCATTAGCAACATCACCGTCGAGAAGGACGGCACGATGGTCTGGGACGAGCGCACGGATCAGGACACCATCGAGGCGGTCATCATCGCACTTGCCGCAGCCGGATTCAACCCGGTCAAGGACGAAGCTGAAACCGAAGAGACCGGCCTGACGATTGAGATCCCGCTCGAAAAGGTCTCAGTCGGAAATCTCACCAAGCTGCTGGATGCCAAAGGCGAGCTGATCAAAAAGGCCCTCGGCGTCGAGGACATCCGCATTGAGCTCAAGGAAGACCGCATCGTCTTCCCGTGGTTCAAGGAGCTGCCCTCTCCCGAAGAGATCAAAGCCTACTCGCATTTCATCGCAGCCCTATGTGAAATGGCCCTAAACCAGAAACGGATCACCGCCAAGGAAAAGCCGGTCGACAACGACAAGTACGCATTCCGCTGCTTCCTTCTGAGGCTGGGCTTCATCGGTGATGACTACAAGACCGAGCGCAAAATCCTGCTCCGCAACCTCTCCGGTTCCTCGGCCTTCAAGAGCGGCGTAAAGAAAACGGAGGTAGAAACATGCGAGTGATCTCAAAAGCGGCCCTTGAGGGCTTACGTCGCCGGTACAAGCCCGGAACACGGGTGGAGCTCCTGCAGATGGACGATGTTCAGGCTCCTCCCATCGGAACGAAAGGAACGGTCCTCGGCGTGGACGACATCGGTTCCATCATGGTCGCATGGGACAACGGCTCCGGCCTGTCGGTCGCATACGGCGCAGACCTTTGCAGGGTGGTGAGCGACGATGA